TTTTATAAAGGGGCCGAAGCCCGCTCTATCTGCGGTCCGCAAAACATGCGGTTCCGGACTGACGCGTGTATCTTCCCGTGTGGCTGATCGTCACATAGGTCGATGTTCGGCGGAAGCGATGTCCCGAATTTCCTCGGAACATTTTGATCGGTTTGTCTACCTGAGTTATCAGAGTAGACGTTTTCTCTTCGTACAATTCAGGCCAAAGCAACTTCAGGCCTAGAGGTGTATGAAGACGCTCCAGAGCAAGTCCACCAACATGATCAATAGTTGGTGGAGCAAGTCCACGAAGTACGGCTCTAAGATAAGGTCCATGGCGATCCTCCTTTCTCAAGTCAACATCAAACCTGAGATATGAGAATCGATAAACTCCATGACCCAAACTCTTAAGCTGCGCACACTTCGTCCGCACTAGAAAATTCCAGTGCGTAAGCGTAGGACACTTAATTCCCGAATCATCCGGATAGTCACCAGGCACAAGCTTACTCTTGCCTGTAACTGACTCTATTTCGGTGACCAAGAATTGCAGTGTCCGTCCGATCTCATACTCAGACCAGCGCGCCAACAGACCGTTGACGAACTTGTAAAGTATGGCCTCGTACGCTTGTTTGCGTACCATTGCCGACCCGTTCTTTGGTTGGAACGGGCGGACGTCCACCCCGTGGTAGTAATCACCACCACAGGACTCCCTAAAATGGCCCTCGTGAAAGGTCTTATCAAGATTAATCACGAAGCCAAACCTTTCAAAAAACTTGACTACATCTGGATGCATACGGGAAGCATAAATCATGTCATCCCCGTACACACTGATGAGTCGACGATCGGAGCGGTGATACAAGATCGCTTCAATCGCTTTTAAAAGGGCTAGGAAGATCAACGTTTGCAGCGGGAATGTATACCCAATTCCCATAGTACAGAAAGTTAAACTCTGTACTACAGTACCATCGGGTAAAGCAGTCATTCCGATACGATTGGCATTCAAAATTTCGAACCAATCATAAGGGAGTAATCGCTCAACGAGTCGCACCGAAATTGAATCGGAAGCGCTCGAAAGGTCAGCTGTCGTGTGCATGTTATACACACTAGCTGTCCGAGCAAGACGACGGTGCCGTTGTTGTAGGCGCCGAATGTCAAACCCTTCCCGTCGCAGTCGTGTCCGCATCATCTCGCCTAGACCATAGCTCTGGTAAGAGCCAATAGTGGTATTCGGCATGATTGCGCGTAACGACTTAAACGTCTTCGGGACTAGCGTCAGTGTCAGGGAGCTGACTTCTTGGTAGGTGGCTTGACCTTCACGGCCAGGCACTGCCTTTTGGGCCGCCCAATAGTTCTGGACGGCTTGATCTTGACTCATTTCTGAATCAAACCAGGAAATCTGCTCGCGGGAGCCGGAAATCGGTATTTCCCATCTGGCAGCTTCACTCGCCGCTCTCGCAGGTATACCGACCGACGCCTTACTTCCAAATCTGCAGAGGGATCGATGTTCTTCATCGTTGTATGTGCCTAAAACGCGGGCAACATAACCTGCGGCATAATCAAGAATAGCCTGTGAAGTTTCACACAGGCTATCCAAGTCCTGACACGCAAGTCGAATCTGAGTGTCCTTAAAAGACTGAATTGCCTTTTTAGTTAACTCATCATCGCTGTAGATATCACTCTGATATCTAAACCTCTTCAGTACCGATTCGAGCTGGTA